ATGGCGCTGTCTGATGCGTGGTTGCGTTCAGTCGTTGGAAAGGAACGTGATAAGGTTTTGGTTAAATCCGATCGTGATGGTCTGTCTGTCAGAGTATCACCGAAAGGTCGCGTAGTGTTCCAATATCGTTATCAATGGGCAGGGAAAGGTGAGCGTCTTGATATCGGAACTTACCCGGCAACTGGATTAAAAGAGGCCAGAGAAGAAGTTATCCGTCTTCGTGGTGAACTCGAGTCAAACCGTAATCCACGATTGGTCAAGCAGGCTGAAAAACGAAAAGCTACTGAAGCCATGACGGTAGAGTCTGTGATCCGTGCTTGGTATGAAGCATATTGTGTAAAAAATAAAAAAGGTTCTGAACAGATACTTCGCTCGTTTGAGCTGCACCTGTTCTCTAAAATCGGGAATATCCCTCACGATGCAGCTACATTGCATGATTGGTTAGAAGTCCTGGAGCCTCTTAGCACTAAGACTCCAGCAATAGCAGACCGATTGCTAATTAACGCAAAGCAGGCCCATGTCTGGGCGTATAAGAGAAAGCTCATTGAAACTCGCCCGCTGTCGGATATCACGGGTAAAGATATGGATATCCGTAAAGGTCAGAAGAAACGGTTTCTGACACATGATGAAATTAAAATCCTTTATGCTGCGATCGATGGTTCTCGAATGGTTCCTAAATACCGGGCCTTCATTAAACTATTGCTGCATTTTGGTTGCCGTAGTTCAGAGCTAATTACCGCCCGGGTGGACGATTTTGATTTCATTAATAAAGTATGGACTGTACCACCAGAACGACATAAGACTGGGGAGATAGCAGGCGAACCGCTAAAGCGGCCCATTATTGAACCGGTTGAAGAGCTTATAAAGTACGCTATTTCTATGAACAATGGTTCCGATATGCTTTTTACTAAGGAAGGAAGCAGGGAACCCGTTGGTCGGACATCATTGCAGTCGCTGCCTTACAATTTAATGCAATACGCATGGCGGCGTTTGGGGTATCAATTCCCTCATTGGTCTCTTCATGATTTGAGGCGAACAGCACGAACAAACTTTTCTGATCTTACTGCGCCTCATATTGCAGAAATAATGCTGGGTCATAAACTGCCAGGGGTATGGCAAGTTTATGACAAGAGCAATTATCTAGAAGAACAGCGTAAAGCCTACCAAGCGTGGTGGGAGAGGGTTGAGGCGATAGTTACTTGTATTAGCTCATGTTCCCAATGACATTTTTAGAATCCAGAAATCACAACCAAATCTAACAATCCTATTTGAGTGAGAAGTAGAGGTTAACCTCCGAAATATTGGCGATTTAGGAGAGTCATTGGACATTCAGTGCTTTCTCCATCTTTATGTCACTAGCAAGAATTTCTGCCTGCTTTCTCAAAACCGTTAACATAACATCTTCTTTATTTTGTACAGCAACTAGTGAATAGAAAGGTTCACTAGTTGTACAGGTCAAACGTAATATACCAAAGTCATCATGGTGAGGTATTAATGCACGATAATTCCCATCGGTGATAAACATAAAGCGAGCGTCAGAGTATTCGCTGAGCCACATATACTTATTATTACAAAAGAAAGTATCGCGAGCATCATACATTACGGCAAACTTAATACCAAAATTAATGATGGAGTTCGTCTGTATACAAAGTACAATAAGTGAAATGTAACCAATAAGAAATAATGGTGCAAAAAAAGACATAGAATATCTTAAGTTGTCAGATGTTGCTGATTTCCTTTTTTTTATTTTAGGCGATATGTTTGCTAAGTAACTAATGTAAGCGAGGTAAATGGCAAGATAGAATGTAAAAATAAAAAATAATGCAAAAACTGCTGTTATGAGTTTGTTTGATGTTGTATCGAAAGGAATATCCAATATATTTGATGTTAGAGAGCGTGCGTAATAATATGAGATTAATGAGATGATTAACCACGAGTATTTAATTCCGATCTTTGCATCTGTTAGTGGTTTTTTTTCTATTCTATTGAGCAATTTTATGTGAGATAATATAGTATTTGTGATACACAAAATCGTAGCAAAAATAAGTGCACTAAAAATAGGTATACTGATTTGACTGATAAATTTGAAAGAAATGCATGTCAGTAAAAATAGCACTGTTGACAATAATGCTGAATTTTGTGTTTTTCTATAGTTTTGGGGGAGGCGAATGACCCGTTGATTAGGTGAATTATTATACCAGTATTTGTGTATGATGAACCCGCAAAGAACAATCATGCACAACCAAATAACAATGGGGTATAAAGGCGCTTCCTGTGGCATGATGATGAGCACTGCCATCGAGAATAATAAAGAGTAGATGATGCCAAGATTTAATGAGGGGGGCGTTTTTCTCATCGATAACCTTTCTAATGATGTATGAATCTATTAGGTGTAAAGGCTTTTATAACAGATGTTAATGACACTCGGAAAGTGATCTTATGTTTGAAAAAACAATTTGTTACATGGTTAAATGATTACACATAATATGTTGTTTATAGCGTCTGTCTATTTGTGGATACACGCTTGAACATTTCATTTATGACACGGAGCGGATACTCAGATTCGCTTGGGCTCTGTGTCATAAATGAGTCAGCTCATATCTGAGCTGACTCACGTTACTCAATAATACCTGCAAACCTATAAATCTTTCTTGATGCCCATTTATTTGGACAGGATTTAATATCAGGATCTGGAAAATCTGGCCTGTATTTTTTGCCAGTCCTCCTGTTTACGCTGTTCCAGCGAAGCACCGTCGATATTGAAACGCCACAGAATTCGGCGACTTGTTTTGTTGTCATTAAGTTGTTCATTGCTGCTCCCCTGCGGTTGTACAGTTGAAAGACTCATGCGCATGTGTGTAATTCTAATAACTCGTTAAAACGTTCCATAAACATCCCGTAGGCATGGCCCGGTGCCAGTGGAATCACGTTGAACATCTCTGTTGCCGGGATGCCTTCCAGTACAGGCCAGAAAGAGCCATCATCAAGCCCGAGATCGCGGCGTTCGGTTGCCAGCATGATGAGATCGGCATATTTCACGGGTGTACTCATAACTGGGGGTAATCCGTATTTCTCACGGATTACGGCGTCTATTTTTTCTTCCATCCGTTTATAGTCAGGAAGAAGGCGTTTCAGTGGTGCGGGAATGTCCTGACAATACGCTTCTGTTGCATCATGCATTAACGCTTCAAAAGCAAATTCCTGCGGCACCAGCTGGCTGCAAAGCACCGCATGTTGGGCGACGCTGTAGAAGTGTGAAAGATGACCGGCAAAGCGACAGATATTTGAAAGGGAAACTGCGATATCGTTAATCACGATATCGTCTTTATTTATCCTGTCATAATAAAAATGCTTCCCGGAAAAAGTTTTAATAAATGACATTTTGTTCTCCACGTATATGTGCTGCACCGCGCTGAATTCTGGTAAAAGGAAGTCCTCGCCATCCGGCGATTATTGAGTCAATTACGTTTCCATAAATGCCCCCACAGGGGCATTTGTAGTAATGAAATCAGGCGGTGAAAGTACCAATAAAGGTTTCTACTTTGCTGTCTTTGAATTTCTCAACAAGCAGATCACGAAATTCGTTAGCCATATCTTCCTGCACCGCTTCCAGCTGAATAATGCGCAGAACCAGTACAGGACGATCGCCAGTGATAATGCTGAGGCGTAATTTAAACGGACGTTCTTTCAGGCCTTCAAATGGAACGCATTTAAATTCAAATGCCACTGGCATAATGTCTTTGGTCTTCGCTTCGACAGACTCCATCAGGGAGCGTTTGCCGCTGAAGTCATTATCTTCAAAATCAGCGGTCTGGTTTGCTTCAATCGTGATTTTACGGACAGCCGCAGCCGCTTTTGTTGCCTGAATAGCGTCACCATTAGCATCAAAGCCCACAAGGTAGTCGGCCCAGTCTTCAATCCATTCTGCCAGTGACTTCTGAGAATTACGCTCGCCATTAACAGACAACAGAGCAGAGAACGGTGCTGTCTTTTTCAGTTTGAGAGTGGCGGTGTTATCGGCGTGACCTGGTTCATCAATAGTACCCAGGTTAAGAACACTGACGGCACGCATATTATCAGCATCGATAAAGCAGCGGGTGCCTTCATCTGCAAGATCTTTAGAATAACAGGTAAAGTCATCGATGCTGGCAGTGGAAAGCGCACCACGGAAACGGAAGCGATTTAAATTAAATTTTTCCAGATCATGAATGCGGAAATTCTCAGGTAATGCCACTGCGTCGGCACCAATCTTACTGATAATTTCATTAACACCCTGAGCAGAAATAAGGGCATGGATTTGATTAATTGCGGTTGCGTCTAAGTTCTGAGACATAATAAGTCCTCACTATATAAAGATATTCAGTGATGAGATAAATAATCAGTTAATTAAGAACGATATTAATGACCTGCTGCGCGGAGTTTTCCGTCAGGTTCACCGGCAAGAGTCAGTAATTGTCCCTGGTCTTCCTGCAGAATAGTCAGACGACCACCGCGATTGACATACATCGGCGTTTCGGTGGTGTCTTCTTCGGAAATTTTCCCGCGGTTAGTCGGGCGAACATATGAGAGTTTGTGTTTGATTTTCACACGGCTCTCATCAAATGGTTCGATTTCCAGGTTGAGTGAGACCTTACCTTTGGTTTTCGTGTTCATCACACCGGAAGCGACTTCACTGAGAACTGCGCCGATTTTGGTTTCAAATACGCCGCCGTCCAGCTCCCCGATAAATGCCTGCACATCAGTACTGCGTTCGCTAGCCATTTTGCTGCTCCTCATCATATCGACCCTGCAAGGTCGGTTGGTTTCTCCACAAAACAGAGAAGAACACCTGCGGTGACAGCCGCCCGGATGGATTGGGTTATGAGCCCGTCGTCCGGTGATGATCTTCTCTGTTTTGTAAAAAGAGCGGTACCAGCCGGAAGCAAGTGTACAAACTGGTACCGCCAAAGCAGTGGCTGTTGTGGTGACCGGTGCTGATCTCCGGCTTGCGGTCATTTCAGACTCTCACGGGCGTTTAATTGCCCCGCCGAACAGCTCTTTTCCGCAATAGCTGCAATGTCTTTCGCGCATCAGCCTGCGCATTCACCACAACGCTGAGAGCACTTAGCCAGTTACGGCACCACACTTTGTCGCGGTTCCATAAATGCCCTCATCGTTGCACCCTGGTCTCTTCCCAGGCGTCAAACCGAATCGCCACGCTGGTTAGGCGTCTTATCAGCATCCTCATTGACTTGCACATTCCGGCTACCTGGTTTGTTTGCCCGAGCAAGGAGTGGATTGTCCCCTTTAACGTCCCCAGACCGCTAACGACGCATGTGCCATACGCCGTGTTACAATAAAATATTCGGTATTAGTTACCAAAGAGACGATTACTCTTATGGTTGAATGTAATACCCCTGTTGAATATTTTCTTGCGTACTATTTGTTTTTCCTATATAACGAATTGGTTGTTTTATTTACATAATAAGAAGTTTTCTTGAATAAGTTTACATTGTTTTGTCTTGCTATTTTTCAAAATTCAAGAACAATGAATTGTCGCTATCGGTAATTATTCTTTATGAAATTTTATAAATAACTCCCTGCTTTTGAGTTTTGTACGCAGTGTTTTTAGTTGTCGAGGACATAATGGATAATCAAAATACTCCTGTTTTTGATGTATGTGGTTGGTACTGTGTGCCAGTTAAAGATCATAATTCAGTTATAGTTCAACTGTCCTGCAAACAACCACCATTTGAATCTGATAAAATTATCGAAAGTCCAATATATTCTTTTCCCATAAAAGAAATACCAAATCTCATAAATACATTACAAAACATTTATGAAGAAAATAATTGATTATAAATCCAGTTCAAAAGTGAAGCGTCCATTTGGGCGCTTTTTTATTTACGAATCATTCCGGTCTTCGTATGCCCCGGACGGCTACTTCGTGGGCGTCCTGCCTGTTCGATATCTTATATAGGTACATTATGTATCTCAATGGTACATTGTCAAGTATAAAAAAACCTGCCGAAGCAGGTTCATAGACATTGATCAGGCTTTAATTTTGTATCTTCTTGGTTTTCCTGAGAAAATAACTGTACCAATGATAGAGCAATTACCGTTTATCTTAATGTAAGGCTCAGGCCAGTTGGGGTTTAATGCTTTGAGATAACGCTGTGTCCCGTCTTCTATCAACCTTTTGAAGGTGGTTTCACCTGTATCGTGCATCAATGCAATAACGTCATCGCCGTGGCAGGCTGGTACTTCTGGATCGACAAAAATCATGTCTCCCGGACGGTACTCATCAATCATTGAATCACCAATCACCCTCAATATATAAGTCATTTCGCCACAGGGTACAGGGCAGGGATACGTTTCTGTTGTGCTCAAATCAACCTCAGAATAGCCAACTTCTTTCCATGCTCCGGCCTGTACCCATGATATGACAGGGACTAACGTTATTTGTTTATTAGTGATTGAAACATCAGGTTTTTTTGTGATGTTCGTTGTCTGGTGTTCTTGATCAAGCCATCCGACAGGCAGGTCGAAACATTTTTCGATGTGCCGTGCCATGCTGTCACCGATATTTTTAGTAGCGCCATCCCCCATAAACCTGCTGGTCTGGGTAGGCTCGCGATCAATCATGGTGGCAAAGGATGAATTTCCGCCAACACCATCTCTCAGTTTTCTGGCGTTAGACCGCCGGATGTCATGGATTGTTTTCATAACGAAATTAAAACCTTTGTACCGATAAGGTACAAGTATCTTGAAGGTTCATCTCGATCATGTAACATGTATACTGGAGGTACATGCTGTATGAAAGCGTATTGGGACTCTTTAACCAAAGAACAGCAGGGCGAGTTGGCCGGAAAAGTTGGCTCAACACCTGGCTACTTACGGCTGGTTTTCAATGGTTATAAAAAAGCCAGTTTTGTGCTGGCTAAAAAACTTGAGCAATGCACGTCAGGTGCAATTACGAAATCTGACTTAAGACCGGATATCTATCCGAAAGATTAACAGAACACCTTCAATTTTTAACCACAGAACGATGAGGCTAACCGTGGGTAAGCATCACTGGAAAGTAGAAAAACAGCCTGAGTGGTACGTGAAAGCTGTCAGAAAAACTATCGCGGCGTTGCCGGGGGGTTACGCTGAAGCTGCTGAGTGGCTGGATGTAACAGAGAACGCTTTATTCAACCGCCTTCGTGCAGATGGCGATCAGATTTTCCCGCTGGGATGGGCAATGATTTTACAGCGCGCGGCTGGCACTCACTACATTGCGGATGCTGTCGCACAGTCTGCTGGTGGGGTGTTTGTATCGCTTCCTGAAATTGAGGAAGTAGAGAACGCCGATATAAACCAGCGCCTGCTGGAAGTCATCGAACAGATCGGGAGTTACTCAAAGCAGATTCGTTCGGCAATCGAAGATGGGGTAGTGGAGCCACACGAGCAGACAGCAATTAATGATGAGTTGTATCTGTCAATTTCGAAGCTCCAGGAGCATGCAGCACTGGTCTACAAAATCTTTTGCGCTCCAGAAAAGAGTAACGCCCGCGAGTGTGCAGCTCCGGGCGTCGTGGCGTTTTGTGTCTGTGGAGAAACTAACGCATGAACAGTTTAACGGCAAATAACCGTTTGTCGCAACAGCTGGAGGTCAGCGTCGCTGAACACCTGTTGTTACGGCATGAATGCAGATTACCAAATCACCTGGCTGTAAGTAACCACAGAGAACTTTACCTGACTGTGGGGGGCGAGTTGTGCAGGAACTTAACCGCTGGTTTCGTGACGGAAGAGGGCGTTATGTCCATGTTATTCGTTGGGAGCCAGAAACACAGCGCGTTATCTATCTTCGCAAAGACTACACGCATGAGTGCTTTAGTCCTTTGTGGAAATTCAGGCGTGATTTTGTTGAGTGTGAAGGACCACCAGCACATTGATTCTGCCATTCCGGGACGTTACACTGTTCAGGCACCTTATAAAGCGGGTGCCGGGATTGGCGTCTTGGAAATGTTATCGGCGATATATGACGCGCCAGCGTCTTTTTTATCGTCTGCGTCTGTGCACACCCAAATTATGGTGGGCTGGACGGGGGCACCGAAAGGTGCGCCGGTTTCCGATAACGCCGGTTACGCCAACCCCGTTCAGTTCACCACCAGCGAAATTGGCGTTTCCGGTGGTGAAGGTAATTCACTGTTATCGGAGGCTGCCATCATGGCTACTGTCCCAGCCCTCTCTCGTCTGAATGATGAAGACTTACATAAACTCAGTTATGTAACAACTGCACTACGTGCTCTGCGCAAGGTAACTCTTTCGGATCCGCAGGCGCATCAGGTTCTGGTAGAAACCCTTCTTAACTTGCAGGCTGAACGTATCCGTTTGGCGGATAAGGCTAATCTTCATATTCACCGTCTCCTGAATATCAGCGGAGGGCATCGTCATGCTTAATCCGTTGATCCTCAATATTCACCGTTTACTTCAGCGTAAAAAAATATCAATTCCTACAGTTGGGCAGTGGTACACCACGCCTGCAGGGCATGTTCTACGTGTTAGCCTGGTGGACCGTGAATGTCAGAAGGTGATTTGTGAACCGCTGGGCCGTAATTACCGCGTCAGTATGCCGCTTATAGCCTTTTGCTCCGGAAAAAACATGAAGCATCTCGGAGGTGCAGCATGAGTATGGAGCTGATGGTTAAAGCGATGAAAATTCGAGTGGGTAACCCATTGCGAAAATTGGTTCTGATCAAGCTGGCTGATAATGCCAGCGATCAGGGTGAGTGCTGGCCCAGCTACCAGCATATTGCTGACCAGTGCGAGATTAGCAAACGTTCTGTGATGAATCATATTGCGGCCCTTTGTGAGTCCGGGCTGGTAAAAAAAGTCACCCGGAAAGGTGAAAAAGGTAACTCAAGTAATATCTATCTCCTTCATCTGGATGGTGCAGGAGATTCACTAGGGGGTAGTGCAAATAATTCACTATCTGGTGCAGCAAATTCACCATGTAGTGCAGGAGTTGCACCAGGGGGTAGTGCAGGAGATTCACCCAGAACCAGTCACTCTTTTGAACCAGTCAAAGAATCAGTCAATGAACCAATAGCTGTTGGTGCATCAGTTGATGAGTCCGTGCGAGTTCGTTCAAACCGACCGGAATACTCTCCGGAGTTTGAGCAGGCATGGCTGGCATATCCCAAACGTGCTGGTGGCAATTCAAAATCTGCAGCCTTCAAAGCCTGGAAAGCCCGTTTGAATGAGGGGGTAAACCCCGAAACCATGCTGGAAGGTGTGAAACGCTACGCGGGCTGGGTATCTGCGATGGGTAACAGCGGCACACAATTTGTGAAACAGGCTGTCACGTTCTTTGGTCCGGATCGTCATTTCGAAGAATCCTGGGAAGTTCCTGCGGTATCTGCAGCCAGACGCGAGGACCCGTACTTCAAAGCCAGTTACGACAACGTGGACTACAGCCAGATCCCGGCAGGATTCAGGGGGTGATCATGAGTCTTTTGAATGACGTTCAGAAATTCATTGAAGCCCATCCGGGGTGTACTTCCGCAGACATTGCGGATGCTTTTGCAGATTACTCACGGCAGCGCGTTCTGCAGTCAGCAAGCAAGTTACGTCAGAGTGGGCGTGTGGCTCACCGTTGTGAAGGAGATACACGCAGACATTTCCCGCGCCTGACTGATAGAGCGCAGGAGCCGGAACCACAACCAGTTCGTGAAACCAGACCTGTGCGCAATTTCTATGTCGGCACTAACGATCCCCGGGTGATTTTATGCCTGACCCGCCAGGCTGAAGAACTGGAGTCGAGGGGGTTATACCGTCGTGCTGCAACGGTGTGGATGGCGGCATTCCGTGAAAGTCACTCCCAGCCAGAACGAAACAACTTTCTGGCGCGTCGTGAGCTGTGCTTACGGAAAAGCAGCAAGCGCGCTGTATCGGGTGATGAATGGTATCTGTCAGGGAATTACGTGGGGGCTTAATGACGACGTTAACTCAATGCCAGCAGCAGGTGCTGGATATGCTGATTTCTTACCAGCAAGAACGTGGCTTTCCGCCAACCAATCAGGAGGTGGCAACCATGCTGGGATACCGTTCGGTGAATGCAGCGGTGGAGCATCTTCGCGCACTGGAGAAAAAAGGCGTCATCACGATAAAGCGTGGCGTGGCCCGGGGGATAACGCTTCATACCGCGGTGAAGGACGACGACAGCGAGGCGGTCGGGATTATCCGCTCACTGCTTGCCGGTGAGGAAAACGCCAGGCTGTGTGCAGCCCACTGGTTACATGAGAGGGGCATGAAAGTATGAAGCTGATTCTGCCTTTTCCGCCCAGCGTGAACACGTACTGGCGACATCCCAACAAAGGGGCGTTTGCAGGTAAGAGCCTGATAAGCGCGGCGGGGCGAAAATTCCAGAGCGCGGCGTGCGCAGCAATAGTTGAGCAGTTACGTCGTTTGCCGAAACCAACGTCGGCACCTGCTTCAGTGGAGATCGTGTTGTTTCCGCCGGATAACCGGATCCGCGATCTGGACAACTATAACAAGGCGCTGTTTGACGCCCTGACCCACGCGGGTGTGTGGGAAGACGACAGTCAGGTGAAAAGAATGCTGGTGGAGTGGGGACCGGTTATCCCGGAAGGGAAGGTCGAGATCACTATCAGTAAGTACGAGAAAACGGCGGGTGCAGCCGCCTGATCAAGAGGAGAAACGAAGTATGAATAATCTGATGGTCATTGATGGTATTGAAGTTCGTCGTGATGCTTATGGGCGTTACAGCCTGAACGATCTGCATCGCGCAGCAGTAGCATCTGGTGCAAATGCCAGAACCAAGGAGCCAGGAAAGTTTCTTTCCAGCCAACAAACTGTTGAGCTTGTTCATGAATTGACCAACACCCAGAATTTGGGTGTTGACCCGGTGAGTGTGATTCATGGGGGAAATGAACGGGGAACGTATGTCTGCAAGGAACTGGTGTATGCCTATGCAATGTGGATCAGCCCGTCATTCCATCTGAAGGTGATCCGTACTTTCGATATGGTAACCAGCGCACCGGAAAAATTATCCGGGCAGGCTGCTGACAAGATGCAGGCTGGTGTGATTCTGCTGGACTTTATGCGCAGGGAGTTAAACCTGTCTAACTCTTCAGTGCTTGGTGCCTGTCAGAAACTCCAGGAGGCTGTTGGCTTACCGAATCTGGCACCGCGCTATGCTATTGATGCTCCTGCTGACGCGCCTGATGGCTCAAGCCGCCCCACGCTGTCACTGAGTGCACTGCTGAAGCTGTATGGTATCCGCCTGACAGCTAATCAGGCATATCACCAGATGGCGAAGCTGGGGATCGTTGAACAACGTGAACGATACAGCCGCACTGCGATTAACAACATCAAAAAATTCTGGTCGCTGACGGCGAAAGGCTGCATGTTCGGCAAGAACATCACCAGTCCCGCAAATCCGCGCGAGACGCAGCCGCATTTCTTCGAATCCCGATTCCCTGAGCTGTTAAAGCTGCTCGATACCGTTCATTGAGGTGACCGTGAGAGCACTACTGACCCCTGAAATTGCCCCGCGTATGGGGATCGTATTGTTCAGACCCGGTTCAGAGCTGATGCCCTTGTTTATGCAGGGGCGTGTCCTGCTGGAGCCTGAGCCGGAACGTTATTCATCTTTCGCCAGTGGTGCCGTTCCGGCGGCATCACAACCGCTGGCGGATGATCCTGCCGTTCGGGCCGTGTTCCGCAATGAGGCAGTGATCCGTCGTGCTGGTGGCGTGGAATGTCTTGAAAGCTGGTTACTTCGTGAAAAGGGCTGCCAGTGGCCTCATTCCGACTGGCACAGCGAGAACATGACCACAATGCGACACGCGCCGGGCGCAATCCGTCTGTGCTGGCACTGCGATAACCAGCTGCGCGATCAGTTCACAGAACGGCTGGAATCAATGGCAACGGATAACTGTGTCCGCTGGGTGTTATCTGTTGTGCGCCGTGATCTCGGTTTTGATGACAGTCACGTTGTGACAATGCCGGAACTGTGCTGGTGGCTTGTTCGTAATGACCTGGCGGATGCCTTACCGGAAAGTGCAGCCCGTAAGGCACTGAGATTACCGAAGCCTGTTGTGCCGTCTGTCACCCGGGAAAGTGAACTTGTGCCTTCGGTTCCTGCCACCAGCATCATCCAGGATAAAGCGAAAAAGGTGCTGGCGCTGAAAGTGGATCCGGAGTCGCCAGAGTCTTTTATGTTACGCCCAAAACGTCGCCGCTGGGTTAATGAAAAGTACACGCGCTGGGTTAAGACACAGCCGTGCACATGTTGTGGAAAGCATGCAGATGATCCCCACCACCTGACAGGTCACGGTCAGGGTGGAATGGGTACAAAAGCGCATGACCTCTTTGTGTTGCCTTTGTGCAGAAAGCATCACGACGAGCTGCATGCGGATACCGTGGCATTTGAAGAAAAGTATGGCTCCCAGCTGGAGCTGATATTTCGTTTTATCGATCGCGCGCTGGCAATTGGCGTGCTGGCCTGAGTTTGTGGAGAAAGTTGATGCGTAATATTCAGATGGTTCTGGAGCGTTGGGGAGCATGGGCGGCGAGTGATAGTTCTGGAGTAGACTATTCGCCTATAGCTGCTGGGTTTAAAGGGCTTCTTCCCTATACAAGCAAAACACGTCAGGCTTGTTCAGATAGTGATGCATTAATTATTGAAAGCTGTCTTGCTCTTCTTAAAAAGAGAAAACCGTACGAGCATTCTTTGATAGTGGCTCATTACCTGTATGGCATATCGAAAAGAAAACTCGCAAGAACTCGCAAAAAAGACGAAAAATTGATACGTATAGAGATACAGATGGCTGAAGGGTTTATTGACGGATGTATTTCAATGCTTGGAGTCAGGCTTGAAATGGATGACTTGTAAAAAGTAAAAAAATGACTAGTGCGGTCCGCAAAAAGGACGTTAGTATGTTAAGAGTGGTTACTTCGCCACATAGCTTAAAACCCGTCGGCGAACGGGTTTTTTTATGCCTAAAAAGTGGTGCTGGACGTTAAACGCTCTGGTGGTTGCTAATACGGGACTTTCAGCTGGCTGGCTTTTTCGAAAAGAGTCATTTGGACAGGCTGTAAGGTAAAAAATAAATATTAAATATATGTGTTGTTATTTCTGGATTTCAGAAATAATAAAAAAACATGCGGATATTTACGGTTATTGACGCTATTTTTATTGAAAACGTCAGGATTATTCTTATTATGGCGCAGCACCAGCGCAATGATGCGTTGGGCAGGCCCTTTAGCTCAGTGGTGAGAGCGAGCGACTCATAATCGCCAGGTCGCTGGTTCAAGTCCAGCAAGGGCCACCAGCCGTCACTAGCTCATCGGGACAGAGCATCAACCTTCTAAGTTGATTGTGCGGGGTTCAAGTCCCCGGTGGCGGTCCAGTGCCGACTTAGCTCAGTAGGTAGAGCAACTGACTTGTAATCAGTAGGTCACCAGTTCGATTCCGGTAGTCGGCACCATATGCGGGCATCGTATAATGGCTATTACCTCAGCCTTCCAAGCTGATGATGCGGGTTCGATTCCCGCTGCCCGCTCCACTGGACATGAGTTATACGACTTGACAGTGCTGAGTTTTCGTGGGGAGAGAAAATTCCCTTATCCATCCCTACTTTGTGACGGACGCAGGTCGCAGGCTCAGCACTGTTTTTTTACACCATTCAGATGGTGCGTTGTCTGCTCTTGGTCGGAGATACAGGGTACGTAGCGCGCAGGCCTGAGACTGATAACGCACCATCTCAATGTTGTTAACTTTATTACAGAGCTGTTCCTCAGTATGAGAATAGTTTAGCGGGAAACCACATTATCTGATTTAACATCAGATGGCCCGGAAGGTACCCGACATCTCAAAAATAATATATGTCATCTTATCCATTCAACCATCATATAAGGCGGTCTTTTTTATTCCCTTAAATTCCTGTTTAAGAGAGTAAACCCGTGAAGCGTAATGTGTTGCTAGATATGGTGTGTTGGTGACTTGCAGGGCGTAGGCGTGTACTTCCATTGGTGCCGTGGATAACGAAATCTGAAATTACATGTTTTCAATTGCAAAATGCACACCAGGAAACCAGGCTGACTAACGCAAAGGTAACACCGCTATCATTGGTATCTATTTGGAATCATTTTCTTCTATTGCCAGCCCCCAACGCTGGCTTTTTTTTTGCTTTCCTGTTGACCTCTTTATCCGTATTACTCCCGGCATACATATTAATCATTCTTTATAAGAATTCGTCTCTAAAGACCATTTTATACAAATTAACTACGCCATCCGTGATTTGCGGAGGTGAGGCTATGAAATCCATGGACAAGTTAACTACTGGGGTCGCCTATGGCACATCGGCAGGTAATGCTGGTTTTTGGGCATTACAACTGCTTGATAAAGTGACCCCATCACAGTGGGCGGCAATAGGTGTTCTGGGTAGTCTGGTATTTGGCCTGCTGACGTACCTGACAAACCTTTATTTCAAGATTAAAGAAGACAAGCGTAAGGCTGCACGGGGAGAGTAATTCAATGACACAAAACTATGAACTGATTGTGAAAGGGATCCGCAATTTTGAGAATAAAGTTGTGGTAACTGTAGCATTACGGGACAAAAAACGCTTTGACGGTGAAATTTTTGATCTGGACATCTCGCTGGACCGTGTTGAAGGTGCCGCGCTGGAGGTTTATGAGGCAGCAGCCAGAAGGAGCATCAGACAGGTCTTCCTGGATGTTGCTGCCGGGTTATGTGAAGGGGATGAGCTGTCGCCGGAAAAGCGTCCCGTAATTTTAGAGGCGCAGAATGTGTGGATAACCTACAAAGGAAAGCTACCGGGAAGAATTACTGGTTCTCTGAAGACGCCACCGACGGCATTGCGGTCAGAAAAAGATGATATTGAATCGCCCATTGAAAAACTGGAGGGCAGAGTCGCTGATCTGAATAAAAAATTGTCGGTGCTGATCCCTTCTGAAGATGAAAAAAAACGCCGCGATGAGCAGTTTGCGGCGTTTTACGATTATTGCATTGAGGTTACTCGCAGGAATTTTGTGAAGATTTTTGAGGAGGGTAAATCTCTTCAGTAAGCTTAATGGCGGACGCTGCAATTAATTCAGGAAGATCCGCAAGGTCATCTGTCAGTGGATATGATGAAAAATCGGCGGCAGTTCTGTTAAGAAGCGCTTTAACTAATTCCTTTTCTTTCTCCGGCAACAAGTTGATTAGAGCTACGACTGCTTGCCTGAGTGCGATTAAATCAGCAAAAGTTTGTTTTGGTAGATTTGTGTAATCCATAGTCACCTCTGTGTTTATCAGATTGACATCCTCCTCCCGCCAGTGCCCATCACTGGCGAGGTAAGATTTAACATATCCGGGGATTTGAAGCCGATAAATCCTGATAAATATCCATGAGCGCAAAAATCAAATATGGCCTGTCGGCTGCCGTTCTGGCACTGATTGCCGTCGGTGCGCCTGCGCCTGACATTCTTGACCAGTTTCTGAATGAAAAGGAAGGTAACCATACCACGGCATACCGCGATGGTTCCGGCATCTGGACCATCTGTCGTGGTGCCACAATGGTGGATGGTAAGCCCGTCATACCGGGAATGAAGCTGTCGAAGGAAAAATGCGACCAGGTTAACGCTATTGAACGTGATAAGGCGCTGGCATGGGTGGAGCGCAATATTAAAGTACCACTGACCGAACCACAGAAAGCGGGTATAGCGTCATTTTGTCCCTATAACATTGGCCCCGGTAAGTGTTTCCCGTCGACGTTTTATAAGCGGCTGAATGCCGGTGATCGTAAGGGGGCATGCGAGGCGATTCGCTGGTGGATAAAAGATGGTGGGCGCGATTGCCGCATACGTTCAAATAACTGCTATGGACAGGTTATTCGTCGTGACCAGGAAAGCGCATTAGCCTGTTGGGGGATAGATCAGTGAGCAGAGTCGCCGCGATTATTTATGCTCTGGTTATCTGCATCATCGTCTGCCTGTCGTGGGCGGTCAATCATTACCGTGATAACGCCATTGCCTACAAAGAACAGCGTGATAAAAAAGTCAGTGAGCTGAAGCAGGCGACCGCCACCATTACTGACATGCAGCAACGCCAGCGTGCTGCTGATGTACTCGATGCTAAATACACGAAGGAGTTGGCTGATGCGAAAGCTGAAAATGATGCTCTTCGGCGCAAGCTTGATAATGGTGGTCGGGTGCTCGTCAAAGGAAAATGCTCTGTGCCATCCTCAGCCGAAACCTCCAGCGCCTCCGGCATGGGCAATGATGCCACCGTCGAACTCTCTCCAGTTGCTGGACGAAACGTTCTCGGTATCCGGGACGGAATCATCAGAGACCAGACAGCACTAAGAACGCTTCAGGAATATATCAGGACGCAATGCCTTCGATGATAGCGATAATTTTACTCATCATCCTTCACATTTGGCTCTGTAGACAGGGTGGTGATCACTTCTGGAGTGAATCCAGATTAAACATCTCATTGCTGATGCTTGAAGTTGAGCATCTGGCGCGCGGTAAGGGGCTGCGTTGAAATAAGAGCCAGTCATTACAAATACCAGGATTTAGCCTCGTATTCGCGGGGCTTTTTATTGCCATTACAAAAGCCACTCCCTACAGAGTGGCTTTGATAATGGCTTATAGCCTACACGGGATAACTTAACTGATATCCCTTTTAACGGATAAAGGTATTCAAGCCTGACACATCATGCGCTGTATCGTCGCCGTATTCCCGTATTAACAGAGACCGTAGCCCGACGGGGAACTCCTTCTGCGAGAGTGTGCGGGAATAATCAAAAACGATGCACACCGGGTTTTTACCGCGTTTATGGTTCGCGGGTTTGTCCCTCATGCTCGCCAGTCCTGTGCGGGGGGGGAAGAAACAGGATACTCACACAGATTCTTGTGCGAACGATGCTATTCCTTTCTGGATTATCCCGATGCCATTCATGCAAGGCGCTGTATCAGACGTTCGTCATGGCTGTCAGGCTGACGGGTCCTCCCGGTGGGGTGGGCTGCCACGGGGCGGGAGCAGCGCGGAAAAAGGCTAGTTTTTGAAATTTTATTCGTCATCACCACTGCTGTAATTGATTGATATTACAGCGGTTTTATTTTTGCAGTGTCGATTTTGATTGTTTTTTGTTCATCACTAACACCGTTTGCCTAAAGTTGTTCGCAAGATGCATGTTTAAAACATTCTGGAGCGGGTATGGATCGAGAGTTAAAAAATCTGACGCTGAATATCAGTCAACTGGCGGCACTGTCAGGTGTACATCGCCAGACTGCTGCGGCAAGGCTGCAAAATCTACCCGTTGCAGGGGGGCATGAAAGCAACCTCAAGCTTTATCGGGTGGTTGATATTGTGTCGGCATTTCTGGCATTGCCACCGCCGGTTGCAGAAGGCGAAATGGACGCGCATGAGCGCAAAGCCTGGTATCAGTCTGAACGTGAGCGTCTTAAGTTCGAACAGGAAACGGCACAACTCATTCCGGCCAGTGATGTCAGACGGGAGTTTGCCATCTGGGCAAAAGCGGTCGTGCAGGTGCTGGAGACATTACCGGATATTCTGGAACGTGACTGCGGTCTGCAGCCTGCCGCTGTGAGCCGTGTTCAGTCCATTATTGATGATCTGCGCGATCAGATAGCCCTGCGGGTGACTGAAGCAGGTGCGGATGATGAGGAGGAATTACAGCAGGAGGAGTAATGCTGAATCAGGAAACCGCAAAGGCAGCACGAACCGATTCAGGTTATATCCTTCGCGCACCGAGACGAATGCGGGTTGCTGATGCCGTTGCTCAGTATATGCGGGTGCCCATGGGGGCAGGGAACTCAGTCCCGTGGGATCCGCTGGTGGCACCGTATGTTATTGAGCCGATGAACTGCCTGGCCTCGCGTGAATACGACGCAGTGATATTTGTTGGCCCGGCACGAACCGGCAAGACTATCGGCCTGATTGACGGCTGGGTGATTTACAACGTGATTTGCGATCCTGCTGATATGCTGATCATTCAGATGACGGAGGAAAAAGCCCGCGAACACTCCAAAAAACGACTCGCCAGAACGTTTCGCGTCAGCCCGGAAGTGGTCAGTCGCCTGAGTCCGAACAAAAATGACAACAACGTTTATGACAGAACATTCCTTGCTGGTAACTACCTGAAAATCGGCTGGCCGTCAGTCAATATCATGTCCTCATCAGATTATAAATGCGTCGCGCTGACGGATTATGACCGTTTTCCGGAAGATATTGATGGCGAGGGGGATGCTTTCTCTCTTGCCTCAAAACGTACCACCACATTTATGTCCAGCGGTATGACGTTGGTGGAGAGTTCCCCCGGCAGGGATGTGAAGGATGTGAAATGGCGACGGACTTCACCGCATGAGGCTCCACCAACCACGGGGATCCTGTCGCTCTATAACCGTGGTGATCGCCGTCGCTGGTACTGGCCCTGTCCACACTGTGGTGAGTATTTTCAGCCCTGCGGCGATGTGGTTGCTGGTTTCCGTGATATTGCCGATCCCGTGCTGGCAAGTGAGGCGGCTTATATTCAGTGTCCTTCCTGTTCAGGACGGATTATGCCTGAACAAAAACGCGAGCTGAACGGACGTGGGGTCTGGTTACGGGATGGTGAATCCATCAATGCAGATGGCAGTCGTTATGGTGATCCCCGGCGTTCACGTATTGCGTCATTCTGGATGGAGGGTCCGGCAGCTGCTTATCAGACACTCTCGCAACTCGTTTACAAACTGCTTACTGCAGAACAGGAATACGAGACAACCGGAAGTGAAGAGACACTCAAGACGGTTATCAATACCGACTGGGGATTACCTTATCTTCCCCGCGCCAGCATGGAGCAACGAAAAAGTGAATTGCTTGAGCAGCGGGCAGAGCCAGTTCCTTCCCGCAGTGTGCCGGATGGCGTTAATTTCCTTGTGGCGACAGTGGATGTGCAGGCGGGACGTCATCGCCGTTTTGTGGTTCAGGTAACGGGCTATGGCAGCCGTGGCGAACGCTGGATTATTGATCGTTACAACATCACGCAGTCATTGCGCGGTGACAGCGACGGGGAGAGCCAGCGAATTGATCCGGCCAGCTATCCGGAAGACTGGGATGTCCTGCTGACGGATGTTTTTCATAAAAGCTGGCCGCTGGCCTCCGACCCTTCTCAACAAATGCGACTGATGGCAATGGCGGTGGACTCCGGCGGTGAAGACGGGGTCACTGATAATGCCTATAAATTCTGGCGTCGTTGCCGTCGTGATGGCCTTGGCAAACGTATTTACCTGTTTAAGGGCGACAGCATCCGGCGCGCAAAACTGATCACCCGTACATTCCCTGATAACACCGGACGAACGGGCCGACGGGCGCAGGCCGCAGGTGATGTGCCGCTCTGGCTTCTTCAGACGGATGCCCTGAAAGACCGGGTGAATAACGCGTTATGGCGTGACTCGCCAGGTCCCGGCTATGTGCATTTCCCTGACTGGCTGGGGAGCTGGTTTTACGACGAACTGACGTATGAAGAGCGGAGCAGTGACGGGAAATGGAGTAAGCCGGGTCGCGGTGCCAACGAAGCTTTTGACCTGATGGTGTATGCCGAGGCTCTGGTCATTCTGCATGGATACGAAAAGATCCGCTGGCCGGATGCACCGGAGTGGGCGAGCCGGGAAACCTGGCTGGAGTGTGTCCCGGACAGTACCGAACCGTCACCCTCACCGGAACCGGTATCCACGCCTGTTAAAAAACAAAAACGGAAGAAAACAGTAACTGACGATGTTAACCCCTGGCTGACTTCCGGAGGATGGTTATGAATCAGAATGATATTGAAGCCATGATTCAGCGTTATACGGAAGCTGAAATGGCGGTGCTTGACGGAAAATCCGTCACTTTTAATGGTCAGCAGATGACCATGGAAAACTTATCTGAGATCCGGCAGGGGCGGCAGGAGTGGGAGCGCCGCCTTGCGGCTCTGATTACACGACGACGTGGGCATCCCGGGTACCGGCTGGCGAGGTTCTGATGGCAATTCTTGATGATGTGATTGGCGTTTTTTCACCAGGATGGAAAGCGGCAAGGCTGCGTTCCCGTGCGGTGATCCAGGCTTATGAGGCCGTAAAAACGACGCGGACACACAAAGCCCGACGGGAGAACCGAACTGCCGACCAGTTAAGCCAGTACGGGGCCGTGTCGTTACGTGAGCAGGCCCGTTACCTTGATAACAACCACGATCTGGTCATTGGTGTATTTGACAAGCTGGAAGAACGGGTGGTGGGGAAAAACGGGATTATTGTCGAGCCACATCCGGTATTACGCAATGGGGCCATTGCCCGTGATCTGGCAGCGGAGATACGTACCCGATGGAGTGAATGGTCTGTCAGTCCGGAGGTCACCGGGCAGTTTACCCGTCCGATGCTGGAACGTCTGATGCTGCGTACCTGGCTGCGCGATGGTGAGGTGTTTGCCCAGATGGTTTCCGGGCGCATAAACAGCCTGACGCCTTCTGCCGGTGTTCATTTCTGGCTGGAGGCGCTTGAGCCGGACTTTATTCCCATGACCAGTGATGAGAGCAACAGGCTGAATCAGGGCGTGTTTGTTGATGACTGGGGGCGTCCCGAAAAATATCTGGTGTATAAAAGTCGTCCTGTATCCGGACGGCAGATGGAAACCAAAGAAGTGGATGCAGAGCGAATGCTGCATCTTAAATTTGTTCGCCGTCTGCACCAGATGCGCGGGACGTCTTTATTGTCCGGTGTGCTGATCCGCCTCAGCGCCCTGAAAGAGTATGAAGATTCTGAGCTGACTGCAGCAAGGATCGCCGCTGCTCTGGGGATGTACATCCGCAAAGGCGACGGACAGAGCTATGAAACGGATGGTAATGACAGCAAGGAGAATGAACGCGAGCTTACCATTCAGCCAGGCATTATTTACGACGATCTGAAACCCGGCGAAGAAATCGGAATGGTGAAGTCGGATCGCCCAAATCCTAACCTTGAAACTTTTCGTAATGGTCAGTTGCGTGCCGTGGCGGCGGGCAGTCGTCTGAGTTTTTCCAGTACAGCGCGCAACTATAACGGCACTTACAGCGCCCAGCGTCAGGAGCTGGTTGAATCTACTGATGGCTACCTGATCCTGCAGGACTGGTTTATTGGTGCCGTCACCCGCCCGATGTATCGTGCATGGCTGAAACAGGCTGTGGCATCCGGTGTTATCAGGCTACCCCGCGATCTTGATCGTTCTTCACTGTATACCGCGGTGTATTCCGGACCGGTGATGCCGTGGATTGACCCTGTTAAGGAGGCTGAGGCCTGGAAAATCCAGATTCGTGGTGGAGCGGCGACAGAATCAGACTGGGTACGTGCAGGTGGTCGTAATCCGGATGATGTCAAACGTCGGCGCAAGGCCGAAATTGATGAAAACCGCAAGCTGGACCTGGTATTTGATACCGATCCGGCCAGTGATAAAGGAGGCAGCAGTGCCGCAACGAAACGACAGGAGCCGCAGTACACCGACGACCAGTCCGAAGAATAATTCCTGGTTCAGGATGCAGGCTGGTCACCAGAGTGACGCGGATATTTATATTTATGACGAGATTGGTTTCTGGGGTGTTACAGCGAAGCAGTTTATCAGTGATCTGAATGCACTGGGCGATATCACCCACATTAATCTCCATATCAATTCACCGGGTGGCGATGTCTTTGAAGGCATCGCCATTTTTAATGCGCTGAAAACACATGGTGCGTCCATTACCGTTTATGTCGACGGTGTGGCGGCATCAATGGCGTCGGTCATTGCGATGGTGGGAAACCCGGTCATTATGCCGGAAAACACCTTCATGATGATTCATAAACCATTTGGCTTTACGGGCGGTGATGCGGAGGACATGCGCACCTATGCCGACCTGCTCGATAAAGTTGAGGCGGTTCTGTTACCCGCTTATGCACAGAAAACCGGGAAAACCACCGATGAAATTGCTGCCATGCTGGCGGATGAGACCTGGATGTCCGGTGCCGAATGTCTGGCACATGGATTTGCTGATCAGGTGACGCCAGCCGTTAAGGCAATGGCATGTATTCAGTCAAAACGTACAGAGGAATTTAAAAAGATGCCGGAATCCATTCGAAACATGATTACTCCGCCACGCAACAGTGCTCCACGCGTACAGGATAATGAACCTGCAGCTTCCCGGACGCCAGTGCAGGCAGCAGCACCCGTGGTGGATGAAAACAGTATCCGTGCGCAGGTACTGGCAGAGCAAAAAGCGCGTGTAAATGGTATTAATGATCTGTTTGCCATGTTTGGCGGGCGTTATCAGATGCTGCAGGCTCAGTGTCTTGCCGATCCTGAATGTTCGCTGGAGCAGGCCCGCGAAAAGCTGTTGAACGAGATGGGGCGCGAGTCCACGCCATCCAATAAAAATACCCCGGCTCATATTTATGCCGGTAACGGTAATTTTGTGGGGGACGGGATCCGCCAGGCGCTGATGGCGCGTGCCGGATTTGAAAAAACCGAACGTGATAATGTCTACAACGGGATGACCCTGCGTGAATATGCCCGTATGTCACTGACTGAACGGGGTATTGGGGTTTCCGGTTATAACCCGATGCAGATGGTCGGTGCGGCGTTCACACACAGTACGTCTGACTTCGGTAATATTCTGCTGGATGTTGCGAACAAAGCCATTCTGCAGGGCTGGGAAGATGCCCCTGAAACCTATGAACAGTGGACGCGGAAAGGTCAGTTGTCTGATTTTAAAATTGCCCATCGTGTGGGTATGGGGGGCTTCAGTGCTCTGCGTCAGGTGCGTGAAGGGGCGGAATATAAATACGTCACCACCGGAGATAAACAGGCCACTATTGCACTGGCGACCTATGGCGAGCTGTTCAGTATCACCCGTCAGGCCATTATCAATGATGATCTGAATATGCTGACCGATGTCCCGATGAAACTGGGCCGTGCGGCGAAATCCACTATTGCCGATCTGGTTTATGCCATTCTGACGTCTAACCCGAAAATCTCCACAGATAATGTAAGTCTGTTCGATAAAGCGAAACATGCAAACGTACTGGAGAGCGCTGCAATGGACGTGGCATCGCTGGATAAAGCCCGCCAGTTGATGCGCGTTCAGAAAGAGGGGGAGCGTCATCTGAATATTCGTCCTGCGTTCGTACTGGTACCGACGGCGATGGAGTCTGTTGCTAACCAGGTCATTCGCTCCTCAAGTGTCAAGGGGGCTGACATTAACGCCGGTATTATTAACCCGGTGAAAGATTTTGCGACCGTTATTGCAGAGCCTCGTCTTGATGATAACAGCCAGACCACCTTCTACCTGGCTGCGTCAAAAGGCTCCGATACGATTGAAGTGGCTTATCTCAACGGTGTGGATACGCCATATATTGATCAGATGGAGGGCTTCAGTGTGGATGGCGTGACAACGAAAGTGCGTATTGACGCCGGTGTCGCGCCAGTTGATCACCGCGGTCTGGTGAAATGTACGGCGTAAACGTCGCAGACAACAACTCTGATGGCCCGTAAGGGCTTTTTTTGTACCTGAAATCAGCCCCTGAACGAGGCTGTGCGGAGACAGTTATGGCAAAGAATTTTGTAGAAGAAGGAAAAACGGTGGCGATTGTTGCCAGTGCAGCCATCAGCAGCGGAGACCTGGTGCAGGTGGGTGATGTTTTTGCGGTGGCGCTGACCGATATTCCACAGGGTGAAACAGGCGACGGCCTGACCGAAGGTGTGTTTATGCTGCCTAAGCTGAAAACGGATGACATGAAAACGGGTAAGAAGGTTTATCTGAAGTCCGGAAAAGTTCAGCTGACTAACAGCGGCTCTGATCCGCTGGTCGGGGTTGTCTGGGCAGATGCCGGAACCAGTGCAGAAGAAGTGCCGGTAAAACTCAATGTCTGATCCCTTTTCCCGGCTGGCAGCGCGTATGGATGCGATCACGGTCAGAAAGATGGGAAAGACAGCCTCGATTAATGATGTCGATATGACTGTGATCCCGGGAGAAACACTGGCAGAGCTGAATGCTCTGTCCGGATCTGCGGTCTCTCTGGTGGTGTTTTCTTCGGGATACCGCCCACGGCGCGGGGATCGCGTTGTTTATGACGGACAACATTGGACGGTCACACGGCATGAACGCTTTAACGGTAAGCCAATGATCTTTATTGAGTAAAGAGGTGTGGGATGAAGGGGCTTGAGAATGCCATCCGCAATCTGAACAGCCTTGATACCCGTATGGTGCCACAGGCCAGCGCATGGGCGATAAACCGTGTGGCACAGAAAGCGGTCTCGGTTGCCACCCGGCAGGTTGCCGGGAATACCGTTGCGGGAGATAACCAGGTGAAAGGGATACCCCTGAAACTGGTACGTCAGCGTGTCCGGGTGTTTAAAGCCAGTCCGTCAGGAAAAATGACGGCCAGGATCCGCGTTAACCGGGGCAATCTGCCTGCCATTAAGCTGGGGACCGCCCGGGTCAGACTGACCCGGCGTGGTGGAAAACTGCAGTACCGTGGCAGCGTGCTGAAGGTGGGTAAATATCTTTTCCGGGATGCGTTTATTCAGCAACTGGCGAATGGTCGCTGGCATGTGATGCGGCGTATTGATGGCAAAAATCGTTACCCCATTGATGTGGTGAAAATCCCTCTGTCCGGACCGCTGACACAGGCATTTGAAGATGCCCGCGACCGCATCATTGCTGCGGAAATGCCGAAACAGCTGGGGTATGCACTGAAACAACAACTGAGATTATGGCTGACCCGATGAACCGACATACACAAATCCGCCAGGTCGTACTGGCACGCCTTCGGGAACAGTGTGGAGACAGCGCCACGTTTTTTGACGGGCTTCCGGCATTTATTGATGCGCAGGAACTGCCTGCCGTGGCGGTGTGGCTGAGTGATGCTCAGTACACCGGAAAAATGACGGATGAAGATGACTGGCAGGCTGTTCTGCATATTGCCGTCTTCATCCGGGCACAGGCACCGGATTCAGAGCTGGATATGTGGATGGAGAGCACCATTTTTCCTGCCCTGAATGATATACCGGCACTTTCCGGACTCATCGACACCCTGATCCCACTCGGTTTTAACTATCAACGTGATAATGAGATGGCCACCTGGGCGATGGCGGAAATCACGTACCAGATCACGTACACGAATTAAGGAGGTGGTAATGACCACACCAAATCCACTGGCAAAGACGAAAGGTGCGGGGACGACGTTCTGGATGTATACCGGCAACGGCGATGCGTTTGCGAATCCTTTGTCGGACACTGACTGGCTGCGTCTTGCGATGGTGAAGGATCTGCAACCTGGCGAAATGACCGCTGATGCAGAAGATGACACTTATCTCGATGATGAAGATGCAGACTGGAAAACGACAACCCAGGGGCAGAAATCCGTCGGTGATACTTCGGCGACGCTGGCCTGGCGTCCGGGTGACAGCGGACAGAAAAAACTGGTTCAGTTGTTCGACTCCGGTGAAGTCTGCGCGTTTCGTATCAAATATCCCAACGGTACTGTTGATGTTTTCCGTGGCTGGCTGAGTTCACTGGGTAAAACCATTGCCTCAAAAGACGTGATGACCCGCACCGTGAAAATCAGCGGTGTGGGGCGTCCATATCTGGCAGAGGAGGGCACTGAAACCGTGGGCGTTACCGGGCTGACGGTGGCACCGGCATCCGCCAGTGTCAATGTGGGAGCAACCACCACGCTGACCTTTACAGTAAAACCTGACGGAGCCAGTGACAAAGCGATCAGTGTGCATTCGACAGATCCACAGACTGCCACGGTGACCCTGAACGGGCTTGTGGCCACGGTGAAAGGCGTGAAGCAGGGCAGTGTCAGCATTGTGGGCATGACTTCTGACGGCGATTTTGTGGCAGTGGCTACGGTGGCTGTCAGCGCCGCAGGTTAACAGGACGATACTCATCATTTGCCCCGGTTATCCGGGGCTTTTTTGCAGGTGGAGAACATGATGTTTCTGAAACAGGGCACGTTTAATTATGAAAAACAGTCCGTGGTGCTCAGTGAGCTGTCCGGGCTGCAGAGAATTGAATATCTGGCGTTTGTTCAGCAGCGAACGGCAAAGTTTGATGCCGAAGAGGGAGAACTGCCGGAGGCTGAACGACAGATTGCTTTTCTGCGGATGGGGATGGATATCAATGCCTGGCTGGTTTCCCGCTCACTGTGGAATGCGGAACAGTCTCAGGATGTTGAGACGCTTTGCGCATCCGTTATTACAACATGGTCGTATGATGCCCTGGGAGCGGGGGCGGAGATGGTTCTGTCGCTGAGCGGTATGGGAGCCATTGAGAATGCCGGGGATTTGGAGCATGAGGTGCTGACGCCGGAAAAGTCCTGACGCGGGAAATGCAGTTTGTCATGCGGCTTGCCCGGGAGTTCCGGCGGGCAGACTGGCGGCGGATGCTGTCGGAAATGTCGGCCACTGAGCTTGGTGAGTGGGGCGATTATTTCCGGATGCAGAGCTTCAGTGATGTGTGGATGGATGCGCAGTTTGCCTCGCTGAAGGCATTGATCGTGAGAATGGTGTCCGGCAGCAGTGATGCTGCGGTGGCTGATTTCAGCCTTTTACCGGAAGAGAACGGGATACCGGAGCGAACGGACGAAGAACTGATGCATCTTGGGGAAGGTATTTCCGGAGGTGTGCGTTATGGACCAGATAGCCAACCTGGTCATTGATTTGGGGATTGATGCGGCAGAGTTTAAAAATGAAATTCCCCGTATCAAAAACCTTCTGAATGGTGCAGCCAGCGATACAGAACGGTCTTCTGCCCGTATGCAGCGTTTTATGGAGCGTCAGACTCAGGCCGCCCGGCAGACAATGCAGGCGGCTTCTTCGGCTGCAACAGCCGCATCCGTCCATGCGCAGACGGTGGAGAAGAGCGCACAGGCTCATGAACGCATGGCCCGCGAGGTGGAGCAAACCCGCCAGCGTATGGAGGCACTGAGCCAGAAAATGCGCGAGGAACAGGCGCTGGCCATGGCTCTGGCGGAGGCTCAGGATAAAGCGGCTGCTGCGTTTTATCGTCAGATTGACAGTGTGAAACAGGCCAGTGCGGGGCTGCAGGAATTACAGCGTATTCAGCAGCAGATCCGACAGGCCAGAAACAGTGGCGGGATTGGTCAGCAGGATTATCTGGCGCTGATTTCTGAGGTTGCTGCGAAAACCCGTGTTCTTACACAGGCTGAGGAAGAGGCTACCCGACAGAAAGTGGCGTTTATCCGTCAGCTCAAAGAGCAGGCAACCCGCCAGAATCTTTCATCTTCTGAGTTGCTTCGTGCTAAGGCAGCCCAGCTGGGGGTAAGCAGTGCTGCAGAAGTGTATATCCGCAAAATGGAGCAGGCAGGAAAAGCCACGCATTCGCTGGGTCTGAAAAGTGCAGCAGCCCGCCAGGAGATAGGCGTTCTGATAGGTGAACTGGCCCGCGGCAATTTAGGGGCGCTGAGGGGATCCGGGATAACGCTGGCTAACCGTGCCGGATGGATAGACACACTGATGTCACCGAAAGGCATGATGCCAGGCGGGGTTATTGGCGGTATTGCCGCGGCCGTCTATGGTCTGGGTAAAGCCTGGTATGACGGTCAGAAGGAGGGGGAAGAATTTAACCGCCAGTTGTCGCTGACGGGGCATTATGCCGGAGTCACTGCCGGGCAGCTGTGGACGCTCAGTCGTGCTATTTCCGGGAATGGTATCACGCAACATGCTGCAGCCGGTGCGCTGGCTCAGGTGGTGGGGAGTGGTGCATTTCGTGGAAACGATATCGGTATGGTGGCGAGAGCTGCCGCACAGATGGAGCGATCGGTTGGCCAGTCGGTCAGCGATACCATAAATCAGTTTAAGCGGCTGAAGGATGATCCTGTAAATGCCGCGAAGGCTCTGGACAATGAGCTGCATTTTCTTACTGCCACTCAGCTTGAGCAGATACGCGTCCTTGGGGAGCAGGGGCGGTCCAGTGATGCTGCACGGATAGCCATGTCTGCACTGGCGGAGGAAACCGGTCGGCGTACTGCGGATATTGATAATAACCTCAATGCGCTGGGTAGTACGCTGCAAACCTTGTCTGACTGGTGGAAGCAGTTCTGGGATGCGGCCATGAATATTGGTCGTGAAGATTCGCTGGATGCGCAGATTGCCACTTTGCAGGAGAAAGTGTCGCGGGCGAAAAGACTCCCCTGGACGGCATCATCTTCTCAGGTTGAATACGATCAGCAGCGTCTTAACGATCTTCAGGAGAAAAAACGCCAGAAGGATTTGCAGGATGCAAAAGAGCAGGCAGAGCGGAATTATCAGGAGCAACAGAAACGCCGTAATGCTGAAAATGCTGCACTGAACCGGATGAATGAAACGGAAGCAGCACGACATCAGCGTGAAATTGCGCGTATTAATGCCATGCAGTACGCCGATCAGGCTGTCAGGGATGCGGCGATACAACGTGAAAATGAACGTTACGAGAAAGCCCAGGCATCCGGTAAGAAAAAAACACGCGAAACCCGTAATGATGAGGCCACCCGGTTATTGCTGCAGTACAGTCAGCAACAGGCACAGGTGGAAGGACAGATTGCTGCTGCCAGACAGTCAGCAGGCATTGCCACGGAAAGGATGACAGAAGCGCATAAACAGCTTCTGGCTCTGCAGCAGCGCATCAGCGACCTGGACGGGAAAAAACTGACGGCAGATGAAAAGAGTGTGCTGGCCCGTAAAGATGAACTGATTCAGGCACTGACGCTGCTGGATATAAAACAGCAGGAGCTTCAGAAACAGACGGCACTCAACGATCTGAAGAAAAAAACAATTCAGCTGACCAGTCAACTGGCTGAAGAAGAGCGCGCTCAGCGTCAGCAACATGACCTGGATATCGCCACGGTGGGTATGGGTGATCAGCAGCGGCAGCGATATCAGGTACAACTGAGTCTTCGCCAGAAATACCAGCAACAGCTGGAGCAGTTGAGGCGGGATAGTGAGCAGAAAGGGACATATAACACGGATGACTACAGAAAGGCCGAGCAGGCGCTGACGGAGAGCCTGAACCGGCAGTTGAGTGAAAACAAACGCTACTGGCAGGAACTGGAAGTGGCTCAGGGTGACTGGAAAAACGGTGCCATGCGGGCGTTTAAGAATTTTACGGCCGATGCGGATAATGCGGCAGGAACTGCTGAACAAATGTTTACAGCGGCATTCAGCAGTGCGAGCGACGGACTGGCGACATTCTGTACCACTGGCAAACTCAATTTCAAATCCTTCACCTCTTCTCTGTTGTCTGATATGGCAAAAATTATGGCACAGATGGCTATGATGCAGGCGGTAAAGGGCGTCGGTTCTTTATTCGACATCACGGCTAATGCTGATGGCGGTGTTTATCAGTCTGCTGATTTGAGTCGCTACAGTGGCACGGTGGTTAACCGTCCGACGTTTTTTGCTTTTGCAAAAGGCGCAGGTGTGATGGGGGAAGCGGGACCTGAAGCCATTCTGCCTCTGCGTCGTGGTGCTGACGGTAAGCTGGGGGTTGTGGCGGATATTGGTGGTTCAGGTATGGCGATGTTTGCCCCGCAGTACAACATCGAGATCAATAACGATGGCACGAACGGGCAGATAGGTCCGGCTGCCCTGAAGGCGGTTTATGACCTCGGGAAAAAAGCGGCAGCGGACTTTATGCAACAGCAGGCCCGTGATGGTGGTCGGTTAAGTGGAGCATATCGGTAATGGAGACGTTTCACTGGAAAGTGCGTCCGGATATGAATGTGGTATCAGAGCCGAAAGTGGTGACAGTGAAGCTGGGCGATGGTTATGAACAGCGTCGTGCGGCGGGACTGAATAACCAGTTGTCGACTTACAGCGTGACGATACGTGTTCGTAAATGTGAACACCCATCTTTAAAAGCCTTTCTGGAACGGCATGGTGGCGTCCGCGCATTTCAGTGGACGCCACCTTATGACTGGAAGCCGATCAGGGTGGTTTGTCGTAAATGGTCGGCAAGCGTGGGGGCGTTGTGGGTAACCATAACGGCAGATTTTGAACAGGTCGTGGCATAGGAGGCCCTGATGCAGGATATTCCACAGGAAACACATCATGAGACGACACGCCTCACTCAGTCAGCCCAGGTAGTGCTCTGGGAAATCGATCTGACAGAGGTCGGTGGAGAACGTTATTTTTTCTGTAATGAGCAGAACGAAAAAGGTGAGCCGGTTACCTGGCAGGGGCGGCAGTATCAGGCATACCCCATTCAGGGGACAGGATTTGAACTGAACGGCAAGGGCAGTGCTGCCCGTCCGACACTGACGGTTTCTAACCTGCACGGCATGGTCACCGGGATGGCGGAAGACCTGCAGAGTCTGGTCGGCGGAACGGTGGTCCGGCGTAAGGTTTACGCCCGTTTTCTGGATGCGGTGAACTTCGTCAACGGAAACAGCGATGCCGATCCGGAGCAGGAGGTGATCAGCCGCTGGCGCATCGAGCAGTGCAGCGAACTGAGCGCAGTCAGTGCCTCTTTTGTACTGGCCACGCCGACGGAAACGGATGGTGCTGTTTTTCCGGGGCGCATCATGCTGGCCAACACCTGCACCTGGAGCTATCGCGGTGATGAGTGCGGTTATAGCGGTCCGGCGGTCGCGGATGAATATGACCAGCCGACGTCCGATATCACGAAGGATAAATGCAGCAAATGCATGAGCGGGTGTGAACTTCGCGGCATGGTCGCTAATTTTAGTGGTTTCCTTTCCATTAACAAACTTTCGCAGTAAATCCCATGACAGAGACAGAATCAGCGATTCTGGCGCACGCCCGGCGATGTGCGCCAGCGGAGTCGTGCGGCTTCGTGGTGAGAACGCCGGAAGGGGAAAGATATTTTCCCTGCGTGAATATCTCCGGTGAGCCGGAGGCGTATTTCCGGATGTCGCCGGAGGACTGGCTGCGGGCAGAGATGCAGGGTGAGATTGTGGCGCTGGTCCACAGCCACCCCGGTGGTCTGCCCTGGCTGAGTGAGGCCGACCGGCGGCTGCAGGTGCAGAGTGATTTGCCGTGGTGGCTGGTCTGCCGGGGAGTGATTCATAAGTTCCGCTGTGTGCCGCATCTTACCGGGCGGCGCTTTGAGCACGGGGTGACTGACTGTTACACGCTGTTCCGGGATGCTTATCATCTGGCGGGGATTGAGATGCCGGATTTTCAT